TCGTCCGAGCATTGTAGCCGATGCCGAGCTTTTTGGCTTGCATCTCCATCTCAGAACGAGTAGGCGGCCCGTTGTCCATGATCTCGACCACTTTGCGCTTGCGAAGCTCGCGCACGCGCGCCTTGCCTTTGAGCTTGGGATAGGCATTGATACCCGCCGCCTCGATCGCCTCCTCGACGGTTTCGAACCAGTTGCCCGTTTTCAAAGCGGCCGACAGATCCTCCTCGTCGACAACAGTCGCGCAGCCCCAAGTCGGGTGGCTGGATGTCTTGGCGTAGGGACCAGGTGATTTGTATACGTGTCGTGGGAACGTCACTTTTTCCTCGCGGTTTTTGCTGCTTGCTTGAACGCCTTCGCGGTAGGCGCGCCTTTGGTGCCGGGCTTGCGCATCTTCTCGCCAGAGCCTTCTTTGATGCGCTCGCGCTTGGCGGCGATGTTTGCGTAGAGTCCCTTCTTCACTTCTTCTTCGCCTTCGGTGCCTTGCTTGGCTTGCCTGCTTTCATCGCCGCCTCTCGCGCGGTCGAAAGTGCGATCGCAATCGCCTGCTTTTGCGGGCGGTCAGACTTCACCTCTTTCGAGATGTTCTCGCTGATCGATTTCTTGCTGTAGCCTTTTTTGAGCGGCATCGTCATCTCCAAAAAAATGGGGGGCATTGCGCCCCCCAAGTTTAGCCTATCGGCTCATCACTGTCCGAACAGCAGAATCCCGGACATCTCCGGCGCACGGTTGACCACGCCGTACAGCGTGTCAAGACGATACTTGATCGTCATGGTGTCAATGTCGTACTGCTTCTGCATCACCAGTTCGATGCCCTGGTCCGTCGAGGCGCGCATGACTGCGGCGCCGCTATCGGTCGGGACACTGTACCGGCCCGGCAACAGCTCGATCGCGTCACGCTGCCAGAAGCAGTTGACGTTACAGGCGTTGTCGTTCAGCCAGTTGATCGCAGCAGTTGCGCTGGTCGAAGCCACGTTGATGTTCTTGTACTGCAGCTCGGCGTCGGTCGGAGAGCTGTTCGCACCAATCATGGGAGGGCTGATCGTCATGGTCGTGCCGCTGTCAACCGAGATCACGCGGAAAGTCTTGGGCTGGCCCGTCGACTGCTTGGTGATCTGGTGAACGGCTTCGATGCCTGCGATCGTGAACGCATCGCCTGCAACTACGCCAGTGGTGGTCGAAACCGTAACCTGCTGGTAGCGGTTGTCGACGTTCAGCACGCCTGCGGTCACGCTGGTGGTGGCCTTCGGAACGTACCGAACCTGCGCGCCGTTGGTGGCGATGGTTACGGTCGTTGCCTGAGCTGCCAGACGGTTGGCGTAGTCGAGCTTATAGGTCTGGAAACCAGCCACTTCGCCTACGAACGAACGCTCGTATGCACGGTCAGACTTTGCATTTCCAAAGCTGCGCGTTGAAGTTGCAAGGTTGCCAGCAAGGCCGTTGTAGTCGCGGGTCGACAGAGCCAGATAGCGGTCGTAATCCGGCACGCCCTGCTCGTTCATGATCGCGTCGCACAGTGCGATGTCGTCATAGTCGCCAGCAGCGCCAGCAACTGCAACGACCAGCGTGCCTTGGTTAGCAGCAGCGGCCAGTACAGAACGGTTGATGTCCGATGCCAGCTTCTGCTTGGCGGCATCGCCCAGGCGGCCTTCCTGCAGTGCGTCACGCAGTTCCTTGGCGTTCAGCTTCCAAGCGGAGGTCTTGGAGAAGCCGAGCGTTGCCGGTACCGACAGCTGAGTCATGTCGTCGTAGTTGGACGAGATGCTGGAGCCTACGGTCGAATCAAAGCTCTGCGCGATGTACGGCATGGGACGCCAGATGGTGTCTCGTGCGCGTTCCATCGTGGTCGAGTCGGTGTTGAACACCGCAACGTTACGCGACAGTACCAGCGCGTCCTGGAAGCCTTCGAGAATGTTCTCGAATGCTACGATTTCCTCTTTCGAGAATGCATTAGCCATTTTTCAGTCCTCTATTTCTGTTTTGCCCGCTTGTAGGCCAGCACCTTGGACAGGTCGCCCGTCTTTAGTGCCTCGGCCCGCAGGCGATCGAGTTGATTGTCTACAGTACCAGCCGTGCGGCCCGAGCTTTTAACGGGCGACTCCGGCGGCGGTGGCGGCTTTCGAGTTGTCACTTTCAGTTCCTTCTCCAGCTTCGCAACCGCGAACGCGAATTTCACGGGATCGGAGATCGCGGCCAGCTCCTTTGCACGCTTCGGGTTTTTGCCGATTGCGTACACGACCAAAGCGGGGTTATCTGCGCCTTGCAGCAGGATGCCTTGCTGGACCTCGGAGAGCGCTTCTTGCGTCGTCGCTTCTGCGTCCTCGTAGTCCCTTACGCGCAACGCCGACTTGGCCTTGCCGTACTCATCCAGCCGAGCCTGCCACGAACGCGCTGCTTCTTCCTCTGCCGCCTTGGCTTTCGCCGATTCGGCATCGACTGCACGCTTACGCTCGTACCAGCTTTCGAGAGCGCCCTCGAACTTGTCAGTATCGTAATCGAAGTCCTCGAGCTTCGGCTTGTTCCCAAGCGGCGGCCGCTTCGGCTCCGCAGTGGACAGCTTGGCTTCAAGCTCTCGAATCAGACGCTGCTGCTCTCGGTGGCTCTTGCGCAGTTCTTTCACCCACTGGGGTGCGGGCTGCGACTCTTCCTCGGGAGGTGGCGATTCTTCCCCTATCGAGACGATTAGCTCTTCCTCTTCCACATCCTCGACCATCTCGGTCTCGGGCGTTTCCGGTTCGAGTTCGATCTCTTCTGCCTGATTTTCGATATCCATGTACTCGCCTGGTTGGTTGGCGGAAACCATAAATCAATATTAATTTATATTAAGCAGCGATGCCAAGTGCTGCTAGCAACGCTCTTGACTCCATCTCGTCAATGATGTCCAAGATCTCGAGCAGCTCGGCCTCCTCCTGCGCGAATATCTCGACGACCTTAGCAGCCGTCTCGACTTCATCCCGCAGGCGCTCGGAGCGATCGGTCTCGACGCGCAGGCGCTCCACCTCGTCGCGGAGCTGCTCGAGCGTCGCGCGGGCGGATTCATACTCGCGCACCAGGTCGGCGACCCGTCGTGCGGATTCAGAGTCAGACGCGCGCAGGATCTTGGTGGCAGTCTTGACTTCCTGCGCTGCAGTTTCGGTCTGGAGCGACGCTTCCAGCCTGGCGCGTTCGTTCGCCCAGCCGCGCTGGCGCTTCTGCTTGCCCATCCCGCCGCCGCCAACCAGCTGGGTGACGGTTGCGGTGGCCGTGAGCGTGTCGCCTTCTTCGGTAACGTCGAGGCTGCCAACGCCGCCGGAGGTGCCTGCTGATGCCAGCGTGTCGCTATCTTCGGTGACAGACAGGCTGCCGCTGATGGCCAGCGCGCCGGTTGAGGCGAGGGCGTCGTCCTCCTCAGTGACGGACAGGCTGCCGGAAATTGACAGCGTGCCGGTAGCCGCCAGCGTGTCCGACTCTTCAGTAACTGCCAGAGAGCCTGCGATCGCCAGAGCGCCGGTCGAGGAGAGAGTGTCAGACTCTTCCGTGACGTTGAGCGTGCCAGTCCCGGCGGCAGACCCAGTTGAGGATAGGGTGTCGCCTTCCTCTGTGACGGATAGGCTGCCAGAGATCGAAAGCGCGCCAGTCGAGGAAAGGCTGTCGCTTTCTTCTGTGACGGCCAGAGAGCCAGAAAGCGCCAGGACGCCCGTGGAGGATACGGTATCGCTGGCCTCTGTGACCGACAGGGAACCCGCAATCGCAAGAGCGCCAGTCGACGAAACACTATCGCTCGCCTCAGTTACGCTGAGGCTGCCAGCAATCGCTAACGCGCCTGTGCTGGCTAGAGTGTCATCAGCCTCAGTGACGTTGAGGGTGCCGGTGATGGCGGTCGTTGCCGAAACAACAATCTCTGTCCACGTGATCTCTACCGCGTTAAACGATATCCGTGGCTTTCTTATTCGCGCGCGAGGTGGCATTTAGACGTTGAACCTTGCGCGCAGGGCGTTGAAGTTTTGTGCTACTTCTGTGGGCGTTAAGGCGCGGTTATAGAGTTGCAAATTAGATATATAACCATTAAACGACCGATCTGGTGTGGCTACGTTAACATCCCCAATAAAAAGAACTTCATTCGTCGCGCCATAGGAAACATTGGCGTTTCCAGCGGTCGCGCTATAAACATCAACCGCATTCCTGTACCCGCGAACCGAAGTCCCTACTTTTGTATAGGTTATGTATTGCCATGCGTCTGCGGTGTACTGAACGCCGATTCCAGCACCCAGAGTTGGTTGAAATGATGTCCCATCAAAGTATCCAAAATAGTAGTAACGATTTGTGTTTGCGTCAGACGACTGTATTACCCAGTTTCTATTCGTGCCGCCCGCTGCGTGAGAATAATCAACGATAGAAACAAGCGACTTGTTTTGTGTCTGATGATAAACCCAAAATGCCACAGAAAAGTCTTGGTTCTTATAAAGCGCGTTGCTGATAGAAACGTAATCATTTGTGCCATCAAAATCTATTGCGCCACCACCATCTCTGATATAAACAGGGCCGTCAGTAAGCACACCCCTTGCATTTCCAGATGTCAGGTCATACCACGTCGTCCCTGCAATCGGATACGACTGGTAGTTGCCAGCATCAAGATGCAGAACCAACCCATCAGTAACAATGCCGGGTGAAACGATGTTTGAACTGTTGGCATCGCCAACGTTCAGCCCATCAAGGCGGTCCTCATCGAATTGGTTAATCCCCCTTGGCATCTTAGCGTGCGTCCTTGTTCATGATTGAACCTCAAAGCGCAACCGAGCTGCTGTGCCCGTCGTGGTGACTGCAAGCTCATACGTGGTGGCCGAGGTCGTAAGTGATTGCCACGAGCTGGTGCCAACCGTCGTGCCGGAACCGTCGAGCAGAAGCGCCCTGACCTGCCCGACACTACCCGTGCGCCTAGCCCTTACTTTAATAGTATAAGAACCAGAGGCGAGGCTCGGGAAGATTCCGAAGATCGCAGGGCCGGGCGAGTCGGAGACCGAAGGACTCATGATGTAGTCCGTGTCGGATGCAGTGGTCTCGTCAATGTTCGCGTATAGGGCCGTGTTGTCGGGCGATCCAGTCCAACCGGTCACAGTAATGTCGCTGCTGGGGCGGGCGATGTCACCGCCAAACGCACCGGGCTGTCTGACCCGCAAGGCCATTTAGATGTTGAACCTAGCGCGTGTGGCGTTGAAGTTTTGTGAGATTTCTGTTGCTGTCAGTGCGCTACTATAAATCGAAACTCTTGCTATATTTCCATTAAAATATCTTGCTGTTAATGAAACCATTTTTCCTGCGTAAAGTGTTTTTCCTGTTAATGTGATAGTTGCGCTTCCTGTATAATTTACTAAATTCTGTCCATTTAGATAACCTAAAACCGATGTTCCACTTTTTGTAAAAACTAAATGGTTGTAAGTGGAAGTTGATAGAGTTATAGTTGAAGTTGCTTCATACGCACTACCATTCCAGTAAGCAAAGTAATATTGATTTGTTGCTGTATTGTTTTGTTGAACTACAAATCCTCTTCCCACATCATGATCATAGTCTAATATATCAGCATAATTGTTTTGAGTGATTCCTGGTTTTACCCATGCTTCTACAGTTAGTGATGTGCCTGCAGAGATATTCGTTGTTCCAAAGTCAACATAATCATTAGTTCCATCAAAAACTAAACTTCCCCCATTAGCACTATCAAACCCAACGCCATTCACCAGAGTTCCATTATTTCCTCGACCACTCAAATCATACCAAGTCGTACCACTTGCAGGATAAGACGCATAGTTCCCTGCGTCCAAATACAGCACAAGCCCGTCCGTCACAACGCCCGGCGCGACAATGTTTGAGCTGTTGGCGTTCACGACGTTACGGCCTTGGATACGGCCCTCGTCTTGTGTGTTGACGCCTCTTGGCATTTAGCTGACGTCCTCGTTCCAAGGCGTGACGTATAGTTCGTTGCCGCTGGCTGCGAAAGTAACGCCAGTATTGTTAATGATCGAGAAACGCATAGAGAAAGGGTACAGCCGCACCATGTTGATCATTACAGTCTTTGCGTTGCTCGCATCGTTTACCAGCGTGGTGTAGAGATCTCCGCCAAACTTTTCTTGTGCCGTGTCCGTTCCATCAGACAATTGCACGCGCAGGGTAATCGATCCACCAGCAGACGGGTCGATGCTCCCCAGCTTGATAGTGATCAGGCCGTACAGGTTTTTGTTCGTGCTGTTGTCGTATGTGACCGTGCTGCTTTCAGAGCCGGTCGCAAGGCTGTTCGCAACGGTCGAAAGGATGTTGCTCGAACGAGCGCTTGGAGTCGCCCACTTTGCTACTGCCATTTATGCCAAACCTCCACGTGCCAGACCAACCGTCCGGGCGTTGACCACCGTATCATTTGCCTCCGCCCACGACGGATACCGCTCTCGCTTCGACAGAGCGAACAGTTCGTCACGCTGCAACGGCGTGATAGCGCCTTGAACCGTCATCTCATCGAGCACGTTGCGCGTCGACTGCTTGGCGATGTCGAGCTTGCCGGAGCGAAGAACATCCATGCCCCAGCGGATCACCGGGTCAGTTGATGCGTCGAGTGCATCCAGCAGCGCAGCGCCATCCACCGGCCCGAGCGTGTCCATGATGGTGCCCGGACCTGCGTCTGTGTCCACCCAGTAGACGATGACGGTCTGCGTCGTGTCCGGCTGGTTCAGAACGTCAGCCGCCTGCCAATCAGGCAGGTCGATAACGTCGGGGTACTGAAGACGGTCGTATAGTGATTGTGTCATTTATGCATTACCCGCCGTAAGTGTGAACGCAG